GTAAACGGCGCTCAAGAAATCATCCGTCTGTTGGCGGAGGGAAGATTAAAAGTATTCAGTACCTGCAAACACTGGCTAAGAACAGTCCCGCAATTACCGCCAGATTCATTAAATCCAGAAGATGTGGATACCGATGCTGAGGATCATGCTTGGGATGCTACGAGGTATGGGGTGATGAGAGTGCGCAGAGTTGACGATCTTATTATTTGATTAGAGTGCATAGACCGTTTCATGATCTATTTAATTTACATTAATACACCTATGTTAATGCCTGAACGACAGGTCTTGTGTAATTGCCGCTGCTGCTTATGTCAGAATTGGATTTTATGGCAATGACAATTCATCCCATTGACGGTAACGGTTTTCGGATCGCCCAGCAATTTCATCGCCCAGCGGTCTATTTGGATCATTGGGCTATAAGGCATTTTTCTGAGAATCTAGAGGACCAAGAACGGTTTATTAAAGCACTACATCGTGCGAATGGTCTTTGGCTATTTTCCACTGCAAATTTATTTGAATTTGTTGGAATGACAGACTTATCCCAAGCCAAAGATGCAGAAGTATTAATTCAAAGAGCGTTACCTTTTTTTCACATTGCAGAATTTGCAGTTGATAAAGGGTATATTTTTGAGGAGGGCTCAATTCCGGGTTTGCTTGGCCCTCAAAAAGATTGGTACTTGGATAATTTAGCTGCTAGAGCATCTATTGTTGGAGGTAGATGGAATACACATCGGTTTATTCAAGATGCCATAAACCACAGGGAACAACTGCTTCCACTTTTTCAGGAGATGAAGATCGGCATTGCTGAGGCTGTAATGTCGTTAACTAAAGACCCACAAAAGACCTGTAATGCCAAGAAATTTATACCCAAAGCAGATATGTCATTGCGAAGGGCACTCTTTCAAGAGCTTTTGAGGGAGCCTCATGTTAATGAAAAATATATATTTAATGAAAATGATGCAATGGATTTTCTGCATGCATTTTCATCTGCATTGACATGTGACTTTGTGTTGCTTGATTCTGGCTGGTGCCATAAGATTCAGAGCGCGTCCTCTCGAATGTCAAAAGCTGGCATCAAAGGTCACATTGCTCAATGTTTTTCCAAAAAATTAGTAAATGAATTCCTGGTGGCATTTGAAGCAAAGGCTGTCTAACAATTAGTTTGGAGAAGAATGCCTGCTTTGGGCCGAACCATATCAGTTGAATTTTAATATGACGTTCTCATCTTCCGATCTTATGCTTTCGCCCTAATAAATTTATCCGCAATAAATTCTTGCGCATCTTTACTTTAATTTATAACTAAGATGTGCCGCAAAATTCCAATGCCCTTCAACAAAAATGGATCGCCCGCATTACACATGCGCGCGCTCACTGGTCAGCCTTTCATAAACGCGTAAGACACAACCGTAATACGGTAGCCGGATTTAACTGGAACGCAGACCCCACCAGTAAAGACTTTTACAGTCTTAGAGCAAATATAATCCACGGCACTATCTCTGCAGTGCTGCCTAATGTCTATGCCCGCAATCCAGAGATCTCAATTACCCCAGCTCATTCTGGCGCAGATATCAAACTCTTTTGCAGCACTATAGAAAAAGTAACCAATAGAGCTCTAGAGCATGCACAACTGAAGAATCGAGCCAAGTCAACTGTAAGAGCAGCTTTAACCTGTAGTTTTGGAATTCTGAAGGTGATGTATCAAAGAGATCTAAGTAGGGATTCTTATATACAAGGACGTATTAACGATGCGCAAGAAAATCTAGCGCTGATTGAGGAACTAGAGAAAGATCTCGAAGATGACGCTCAAAGTCATCATCGTGATGCCAAAAGAGCTGAGCTAGATGAGCTCATTAGATCTTTTTACGAGTGCTCTGAGGTTTCTGCCGCAGAAGGTCTTGTCATTGATCGAGTGCTGACTGAAAACCTCCTCATAGATCCCTCAATCTGTGAGTTCTGGGACTACACCGATGCAGATTGGATCTGCCAAGTTATACCAATGAAGAGAGCGCAGGCTGAGGCCCTGTATAAAAAGAATCTCTCTAGTGCCAAGATCTACCAACCTGGCCAAGGCGAGCTATCCCATAAGAAAGCTAGGCGCCTAGCCTCAATACATTTAGATGCAAGTAAAAGCCCGGTAAGCGATGATCAACAGATCGCAGTCCTGGAAATCTGGGATAGAACTACCCAGCGTGTTTACACCATGGTAGAGGGCGCTGCAGAATGGCTACGTGAACCATATTCACCGCCTAGGGCCGGAGAGCGTTGGTATCCATTTTTCTTGCTGCCGTATCAAGTGGTTGACGGTCAGTTTGTTGGTCCGAGCCTAGTTGATCTGACTGAACGTCTGCAAGATGAGCACAATGAGGCGAGAGATCGATTTAATCAGCACAGAGACCTCTGTATTCCGGGATGGGTAGCCTCAGCGGATATCAATGAGAAAACAATCAAAAAACATGCTGACTCACGATTTGGTGAAATCACCATCGTTGATACCGAAGGTAAGCCTCTTAACCAGGTGATTATTCCCAGAGGTCACCCAAAGATAGACCCGATTGTTTATGACACCAGTGCAGTGCGGTATGACTGGGAGCAGGTTACCGGATTGCAGGATGCTGCCCGCTCAACAGTAGTAAGGCCTAAGACGGCCACCGAAGCCAATATTCTGCAACGAGCCTTATCTGGGCGCGTGTTTGAATTCAAGGATCAAATAGAGGATTGGCTGCAAGAAATAGCTCAATACAGTGCCCAGGTTTTATTGCAAGAATTGACCAGTAAGCAGGTCGAGCGCTATATGGGCTCACCAATTACTAGAACAACTATGGTCGATGGCAAGCTCGTCATCACCAAAGAGAAAACCTATGACTGGCCAACCCTTACCAAAGATCGAATCTTTGACATGGTTGATCTGCGAATTAGGGCGGGTACAACTGGTGCACCTGATGACATAGAAGAAAAGGAAGGTTGGCTAAAGGTTCTGCCGCTGATTACAAATCTATCAATACAAATTCAGAACCTACAAGCAAGAGGAATGGATTACGAACATATCCGTAATCTCCTACGAGAAACTGTCTTGCGATATGACGATCGCATCGATTCCAATCTATTTATACCGAAGGTGGAAAAGCAAGGGGAGGGTTATATCGACCCTAACTTGGGCATCAATCTATTTTCGGAGCGGCGGCTGCAACAAGTTCAAGAGGGTGGTTTATTAAAAGAGGAGATCAGTAATGACGCAGGTAGCAAATGAAGTGACAAGTTTTAAATCAGAGGTTCTAAGTAATGGCGGATCGATTCAAAGAGCTCAAAATAGAGAGGAGTTAAAAGAGCGCGAGCGTTTGAGAAAAGAGGCTGAAGATAAACATGCGGCCGAAGTGCATGCTAGGCGGATAAAGGCCAGGGAAGAGCGCGAGTTAAAACTTGCAGAGAGGGCGGCAGCGCAAAAGCTTGCTGATGAGGAGAGGGCAAGAAAAGCCGAAGAGCAAGCGGCAGCTAAATTGGCCAAAGAGCAGGAGGCTGAAAAGCAAAAGGCTCATAAGTCCGAAAAGGCAGAGTCTAAAAGTCGGGCAAGCAGTTTGCTCGATGATCTCAGTAGGCAGCCTAAACCTAGCCCATCGCTTTCACAAAACTCCGAAGATATCGAAGAGGGGGAAGAATTAGAGGCTTTAGAAGTCGAGCCAATCTTTGCGCCGGTTAAGGGCGAGGTTCTTGTGCCGAGTGTATTGGCTACTCCTGAGGCAATACCGGAGCCTCAAGCATATGACCTTGATGATTTATTGCCTGCACCTGCTGCCATAACCGTGGAGACACTCCCGCAGCCCATGATTCAGGCTAAAACAGCAGAGGAGGTGATCAACAAGGCGTTGAACCCTGTACCAGCGGATAAAAATCCCGACATGAGTATTAAATCTAAGCGGGGGTGTGAGCGTATGCAAAAAATTATCAATGAGAAACGAGAGTTAGAAAGGCAAGTCGAAGATTTGCAATGCACTGTAACGAGTTTGCAAGATGCCATTCGTAAATATGAGATTGAAAGTCAATTTGTTGATAACACGATGGCGCTCAAAACAAAGGAGAAGAAGCCTGCCGAGTTGGTATCTGAAGCGAAGCATCAGATCATCAAATACCTGAACTCACGCGAAGATGAGATTGATCACACAGCTAAAGCTCAATGCTTTTACAAGTACCTCACCGATCCTTTTTATATGCAGGTCTTTGTGCAAACAAATAAACCGGAGCAATGGCAGTCCATGATTGAATCAATATATGACTCAATAGAAATGCAAGAGCCAGATTTTTCTAATGCAAGGATTACACCAATACGACATCTTCAGCCCATCCGAGCGCGAACCTCAACCCTGGGAGCACCACTGGCAAGTTCTGATAATCCGATGGACCGAATCGCTCAGCATCTAGGCAATATGGGCATTTAGCCCTATTGCCTCGCAAATTTCATGAGAGGCGCAATATCGCCATTATCTGCTGCGCGTAGCGCAGATAGATAGTTTTGACGGGTAACGCCTGGGGAGGCAATAGAAGTGTTGCCACCCCAAGAAAATCTTGCCCCACCAAGGTTGACTATTAAGGCGTCTGCCATCAATCGAGCATGACGACCATTACCATTTGGAAAGGCGTGAATCAATACCAGCTGATGATGAAAGCGCACAACGATTTCATCTAAGGGCAGCGTTTTATTTTCAATCTGATAGGTAGTGTTATCTATGAGATTTTTCAGGGCTATAGAAATCTGAGTCCAATCAATGCCGATGCTCTTGGCGCTCTTTCTGAACGTGCCAGCCCATTGCCATGTTTCATTAAACATGCGGCGATGTAACTCACGCACCAGGCCTTCATCAAAGCTTTGAATTAGCTTTTGGCGTTCAATCCAATTAGCACCCTCAACAATATTCAACTCTTCCCAAGCATTTAATTGGGCTTGAGTGCTGATGTGTTTAGGGATGAGGCCAAGAGCTTCATCTGGATCAATCGGTGTTGCTCCTGGCGGATATTGAAAATGCATCACCATAGATTTCTCCTAGGGCCATCCAAAATCTCTTTTGCCAGCAGTTGGAGTTGTTTTTCACTAGCAGACTTTTCCACGGCCTGATCCTCAAGACTCATCGAATGAGAGATAGGGCGTAGGCGCTCCCGCGCAACCGTAATGGCGCGGTCTTCCAGAATTTCTTCTAGAGACTTGCGTGGTACTAGGGTGTAGTGCAACTCGCAATCTAAGGCGCTAGCTAGCTTTCGAAGACTGGCTAAAGTGATCTTTTCATCAGCCTCAGCCTTTTCGAGCTTGTTAATGCTGGCAGGCGTAATGCCTAGCTTTCGTGCCAAAGAAGAGGCTGACATGCCCAAAGATTCACGAATGGCCTTCACCCAGCCGCTACTTGGGCGGGTAGGAGGGCGTGCTTCCCTTAATTTGCGCAGGGCCAAGTCCATTTGATGGAGTTGTAAGTTGGCGAATTTCTTGTTCATATTGATACCTATAGGTATTAATTAATATGTCTAATTGTAACCTATAGGTATAAATTAGTTAAATAAAATGATACCCATAGGTATCAAATAGATATAAGAAGTGGGGCTTTTAGGTTAAATAACAACGCAATTGCGTCAAGGGCACCCCAAAGGGGTGGCTTGCGCACCCTTGACGGCCACGACCAAAGAAACGCTCTTTTATGCCCAAGGTGGCGCAATGACACATTGGGCATAAAGACCCGTAGCGAATAAATCTTAAAACTAAATAAAAACCCCAGAAATATCCCGACTCTATATAAAGCACCCCAATAATCAAATCACGTAGCGATAGCTAAACACTCAAGCTACTGCTTCACACCT